TCGAAGGTCGGAGTCCGAGGTGTCGAATACCTTGATTACCCAAGTTCCTGCACCGTAGAAGGAATCCACGTTGGCCTGTATTCTCCGTGCGATGCCGTAGACATCCTCGAAGGTGGCGACATCCGGCAGTGTCGTGAAATGGACGAGGTTGTCGGAGATGACGAGATCGCGGAACGGTGCAATCTCAAGGTCTTTCGTCGCGCAGTAGAGCTGCACGTCCTTGTACATGAAGGAGTCCCCAGCGGCATGTTGCACCGCGCTCTTTTCGGGTTGCGGAATGGCGTACAGCTTGTATCTGAATCCCGTCCGCGTATAGTCCACATAGTCCCCGATTCCCCAAGCGATAGGGACGGGGGAGGCTATCTGCGTGAACTCTATGTACGCAGGCTTGAGGAACGTACCGTGGTAGGTGGGGCAACCCGTATATCGGTTCTGTTGTCCGTCTGCCGACTTGATGGTAAACCTTGCCATTGCATCATCCCTCCACGATTGAACCGTTTGACAATACCATGTTGGTAATCGGGTCGTTGACCTTCAAGACCGTGTTGAAGATGAGGCGGCAATGGCCGTCTAGGTTGTCGAAGTCTCCCTCCGCGACCTGCGGGAACTCGTCGATGCGAACCTTCTGGAATCCGAACTTCGTCCAGTCGTCGTAGATTTTGAACTCGCCCTGCGCGATGGCGTTCTGGAAGTTCCTTATCTGCGCCTTGATTTCCGCACGGGAGGTGTCGTCGTTGGCCTCGTTGGTAAGGATGACGCACTTGAGGGTCAACTTGAAGGCTTCGTAGAACAGGTAGTCGGTGTATTCGTCATCCCCGTGCTGGTCTTTCCAGTCGTTCTTGTACGGTTGCTTGACCTTGCGCTTCGAGGGGTATTCGTGAACCATTATCGTAACGCCGTAGGCCGTCTGGATGTTGACCGCCGTGGCGTCCGATTCGCGCTGGATGTAGAACGGCGCGTAGTCTTTGATAGGAGGGACGAAGATTGCCATCGACACAAATGTAATTTGTGAAGAGCAATTTCGGACAAAAATACTTGTCTAAGATTGTCGCACTGATGGCAAAAAGAAACCCTCCGTTTTTGGCGGAGGGTCTGTCGTTACTCGCTCAGTGCTTTCTTCGCTTCCTCTATGTTGATGTATCCTTTCAATCCGTGCTTCTGCAAGAGTCCGAGAAGATGGCCGCTATTCAACAGTTTTATGGGCTTTCCGTTGGCCCACTCGTAGGAATCCGACCCGTAGTCGGAGGTCGTTATGAGGATGCCAGAGTTCGCCCCTTCGCTTACGATTGTCCCATAGAGGTCTCTTACCGCAGATACCGGTACGGTGTTCGTGTATCGTTTGGCCTGCACGACGATCTTTCCTCCGCGAATGGGGTCTGGGTCGAAGATGATGGCATCCACACCCCCGTCACGGCTCGCTTGCGTTACCCTGACCTCGCCTCCGTTCTTGCCAAACTCCAACTCGAAAATCCCGCGCACCAGGTGTTCAAAGTCCTCCCAATCCATAGCTGCGAGGTTCATTCCATCGTTGGTCGACACATCTTTGCTCTCAATAAAACGGCGATCATCTTTGTTAAGTTCCAGAACTGGAGTAATAGGGGAGACATCAATTAGTTTTGCGGCAGATACACCTTTTAGGTGCTTAAAGCAGGCTTTCGGGTCAACATGTTCAATATCAATTTCCTGCCATTGCTCCCTACCAATGAGAACAGACATAATGATCCTCTTTTCAAGTTGGCCAGTCGTTGGCGCATAGTCAAATAGATAGCCGTTAAATAGGATGCTTTGAACACGGCGGTCTCTGTCTCTGTTGAAGGCATCGTCTATAATGTGTAAGCAAAGGGAATAGAGGTATCCGTCATATACTTTCGGAAAGTCTCTGTCGCTCCATAGCTTCTCGCGTTCTTCTCCGCTTTTCAGATAGTAGACATCCTTGATGCGGCTTACTTCGTCCTTATTCGGCATCCTGCACTCAATCCAGAGGATGCCGTCCTTGAAGTATGCTTCCAACTCAGCCTCGCAGGAATAGTCGTCGCCAAGAACATCCTCAAAGATGGTGTCATCCAAATCTTCTATAATTCGAGTCCTAAAATACTCGGCGGTATCTTCATCATAAAGTGATTCTATCCTCGCTTCGTGTTCGGCATTTTTTTTAAACATCTTTTGTTCCTCGGCAATCTCCAAGGCTTGCTTTTCGGCTCGCTCCTTTTCTACTGCTTGCTCCTCCTTTTTCTCTTGGTTTAGTGCGGAGACATAAGCGATTATCTCGGCCAAAGATACGACTACAAAACAAACTAAAATCGTTATTAGCAGCATTTCTCTTTTCTATTTTCGCCAAATTTAGGCAAAGAAAAGAAACAATGCAAGCACTTTTCGTTTATTGCACATCCACCGCGAACGCCCTTCTGCCGGAGCCGGAGGTTATGACGCTCTGCAATTCGGTAAGAATTTGGCGGTTCGACAAGGCCGTATCGTGTGCGTCTGCGGCAACCTGGGCGAGATAGTCGTTGAGAGTCGGTATGATGCCGATTCCGCCAAGTATAGCATTGACATCATCTCGTATGACGGAAACATCCTGCCTCTGCGCCGAAAGGTCAGCTCGCATGGCGTTTATGTACGAAGCGATGAGGGAACTGTTGGTTTCGACAAGTTGCTTGTTGATGCCGTTTGCGAGGGTATCGTCGCCTGCTTCTTTGTTAAAGTACGGGTCGAAGGCTTGGAGAATCTGCTCATAGATGGGTTGCATATCCGCAATCCGTTGCATATCGTCAGCAATGGTGGACATCGCGTCCTCGTATGCTCCACCCTTGAACATTTCTACAACCTTATCCGCTTCCTCTTTGTTCAACACATCATCGAGGATTGCGGACTTGATGAGCATCTTCGCATAGGAACGGGCGACATCATCCAGAATGTCGGCATAGTCCAATGCTGCATTTCCGGCATTAACCCATTGGTCAACAATCCTTTCGGCGGCGGAATCGGCGATGTCGCCAAAGATGCTCTCGACCTTATCCTTGATGCCATCCATGATGGCCATATATTGCTCGGAATAACTCTGCGCGTCCTTCAACCAATTCGTCTGTTCCTCGGTCAAGGTTTCTTTGTAGGTGGAAAGAATATGGCTTATCAATTCAGCATTGAGATTGCCATACTCGTCCCACAAATCCATTTTCGCCTCGGCTGCAAATCTGGCGATAGACTTGGTTTCCTCGGCACTAAACAACCCTCCCTTCTTCGTCCTGAAAAGATAGCCGGAATTGGTTTTCTGGATGCTCTTTTCAAGTTCTGTCAATTTTCCTATGACCGCTTCGGGGTTATATCCTTCTCCGAAAACAGACGAGCCAAACAATGACTGCGCCTTTGACATCGCGGCCTCTCTCTGTATGTCGCGTATCTCGTCACGAATCTGCCTTGCCTCCGTCTTGGCCTTCGCAATGGCCGTGACGGTCTGTTCAATTAGGTCGAGACCACCACCGATGACCGCGCCAATCCAACTTCCCGTCATCTGATATCCTGCGGCTGCGGCATTGAGGTTTTGCGCCACCATACCAGTAGCATTAGCCAAATCTTCCAATTCGGTATTACCAGATGCGATAGCAAGTTCCTTCATCGAACTTGCCGCACGGGAAAGATAGGATGCTACCTTCTCAAACGCAGACACAAACTTCTTCTCTGCCTCCGGGTCGACCGTCTGCCCAAGGACCTCCTGCTTGTATTTTTGGAACGCCGCAATCGCTATCTCCAACAGTCCATCAATCTCGGACAGTTCCTTCTTCATGTTATCGGGGATGTCGAGGCCCTTTATCGCATCCCTAATCTCAAGAATCTGTTGGAGCGTTTTGTCGTTCCAGTTCGTAAGGTCGAAGCCTTGCATACCTTCCTTGAAGATATCATCCACAAGCCCGGAAACGGTATTCTTCAAGGTTGCGAGGGCGCCAGCTTTGTCCCTCGCCATGAGGAACGCGGCCTTTGAAAGCTCGACGGCATTCTTCTTGCCAGCCTTGTCCGCCTCGCCCATAGCCTTGTTGTATAATCTGTCCGCAGCGGCGGTCGCAGTATGATAGTCTGCGATGGCTTTGCTTAGTTTATAGGCAGCGCCCGTACCTTCGCGGCTCTTGTCTGCATCCGCCCATTTCTGCATCGTCTCAAGGTATTTGTCGAGCGCATTCTGCGCCTTCTCTGCGGCCTTTTTCTCTTCATCAAGCCTTTTTACTGCCTTTGAAGCCTCATCTCTTCCCAGGCTGGCCGCTATTGAATCTGCCGCCTCCGCGCCCTTGTCACTGACTTCGGAAAGTGCTTTCAGCTTGTCGTCCAACTGCTTATCGAAATCGAAATCCGTGAAGGTCATCTTGAACGCCTTTTGGAGTTCTTCTTTCGCCATTTCCTCGCCTACGCGCTCAACGAAGTCGTTGTATGCCTTCCGATATTTCTCTATTTGCGATATTTCGTTCCTCAAGCTGGCGATGCGCTCATTCTCTTTCACGTTGGTCGTACCGTTTCCTGCGTTCGGAGTAACTTTCTCGACCTTCTGTTCCGTCTTTATGAAGTCGGACATACTCTTTGAGTATCCCTTCACGAAGGCGTCAAAATCGGACTCGGATTGGCGGAAAGTCTTCGCGGCTTGCGAATAGTCATACGCCAACTTGTAAAGGTCTCCATCCTTGTAGGCATTTGATTTGACATTGAGTCCATACTTGGAATAGATACCGACGAGGCCGTTGTATAGGGCATCGGCATCGAATAATGGATGGTCGGCTATGTATTTCTCGACCTCGCCTTGAATAAGACCTACGCCCTTCGGGTTGTAGACTTTCCCGGTATTCTTGCCGGAGGTTATTTTTGTGTTCCTAATGAAGTTGGCATTAAACGAGTTCAGGGCGGAACGAGCATCGTTCATCGCCGTTTCTGCGTTACCAACTGTACTCTCACGTAGTTGCTGGAGATACTTATTTGCTATCGCGTCTGTCAATAGATCGTAGGAGGTTTTGAGGTTGTCTACCGAGACCTTCTCTATACCGAGATTCTGTAGGTACTCCCCGTACTGCGCGTTGATAACATCTATGGCGGTCTTTCGCTCGGTCATGGATCGCTTCTCGTCCGAGGCAATGCCATTAAGCCGTTTCAGTTCCTCGCGCTCCTTAGTGATGGAGATGGTTGTCTCGTCGAAAGCCTCCTTCTGCGCCCTTTGCGCGTCCCTCATGGCGTTTGCACTCCTTTGGTATTCCCTTATCGACCTCACGGCGGCAACGCCGATTGCGGCTGCGGCTGCGGCAAGAATCGCGTAGGGATTTTTCCCAACCCACGTCAATATATTCTTGAGTGAGGCGAGTAGTTTGTGGTTTGCAACCTCAAACGTGCCCGTAGCGGCCTCTACGCCAATAAGCGCAATCTTGTAGGCGCTGAAACCGACAACAACATCCGCTATCGTCTGTCCGAGTTTTTCGTAGTCGGAGATAAGATTCGTGACGAAATCAATGCTCCCCTTCAACGCATTGTTGACTCCCTCCGAACGTCCGAGGTCATACAAAGTCTGCTGCCACACGTCCCTCAGTTTACCAATCTTTCCCCACAAGGTCTCGACCAGGACCTCCTGCATGTTGTAGAACTTTCCGCCCTCGGAGGTCATGCGCCTAAAGGCTTCCTCCACCATCTCGAACGGGATTTGCTTCTTGGAAATCATGGCAAAGACATCGCCGAGTTTCACGGCCTTGCCCGTCGTTTCCTCAATCTGCTTGGCGAGGGAATCGAGGATAGGCACGCCAGCCTCGGTCAACTGACGGAGTTCGGTTCCTTTCAGCACACCGGCACTCTTAATCTGTCCATAGGCCAAGATGATGCGGCCCATGTCAACACCGAGACCTGCGGCGACATCCGCCAACATCTTCGTGGTTCCGACAAGTTCCTCCTGCGGGATGTTGAACGCGAGCAACTGTTTGCCGAACTTCGTGAAGTCCTGGAAGGTGTAGGGGGACTTCAACGCCAACTGACGGTACTCGTTGAAGATGCGGTCAGCCGCCTCGCTGCTCTGGAGCATGGAGGTCAGCGACATCTTCTGCTTCTCGAACTCGCCCGTTATGTCCACCAACGACCTCAAGAAACGCTCTGCGCCTCGGACGGAGAAGTAGGTTCCGGCAAGCGCAGTAAGCTGACTGAGCAACTTGCTCTGCGTCTGATATTGCGTGTTCTCCGCGCGAAGTGTTTTCTCATGCTGGAGCCGTGCCTTCTCCACTTGCGCGATAACGGCGGCTTCCTTCTTCTTCGCGGTAAGGTATTGCGACAAAGTTATGTTCAGTTGCTTCGCGGCCTCCTTGTCCTTTGCAATTTGTGCGTTGAATTTATCGTCGTGGAGCAGAATCTCGAAGTTAAGCTGCTCAATCGTCCCTGTTGCCATGATATTTTACTTTCTAAACAGTTCTTGCGTTGTGTATGGTATTTTGCCTTCGGCCTTCGCCTTCCTCCTTTCTTCCGCCCTTCGGTTCGCTTCCTCTTGAAGCCTAATGGCCTTGTCGTTTGGGTTGTATCGGAACGGCTTGGATGGCACTTTCCCTTCCTTTCCGCCCTTCTTTGCGTGCCGATACAATGTGTGAGGTAGGTCAGATTGCATGAGTTCTATCTGGGCGCATGTCAGTATGCAGCGGTAGCCGAAGTTGCGCTCCCAACGGAAGAGGCGCCACCGAGGAACCCCGTAAGAGGGGAAGTCCTTGACGAATGCTGCTTCACAGCCGAGAGAAGTTCTGCTTGGTATTGCACGGCTTCCGCCTTCGTCATCTTCCTCATCGCCGCGTTCATATCCTTCGAGAATACCATACTCATGTAGTGAGCCTCCAGCGGTAGTTTTTTTTTACCTTCTTCGATGATGGGGAGCATCTGCGGCTCCGTGTAGCGCATGGATAGCCAGCGCCAGTAAATAGGGTAGAAGAAACGAATCTTCAGGTCGTGGTTGAGGATCATCAACGCGGCCTCCTTGAAGGTGAAATACGGTTCTTCGCACAAGTCTTTCAACACTGCTGCTCCGTTCTCGACCTCTTTTGCGGCGAGATCGCGTTCTATCCATACCTTCGTGATTCGTTCCATCGTGTAGGGGTGCATCCAGCGGAGTCTGACGCTCCGTCTCGTGCCTGCTATCGGTACTACCGACACCGAGTTCTCAACGATGTCAACGTACTCTTTCCGGGCTTGAATGTCGGGTTGTTTCATAAATCAAAATGGGGCAGGGCTTGAGACCCCGCCCCACGGTTTGAGGTTTGGTTTCGGTTTAGGCACCAGTAGGAAGGGCAGCGGCCTTGAGGACGGCGAAGTCGCCGACCAGTGCGCTGTTGACCAGCTTCGGGTTCGGAAGGACGTAACCCACGAACGGGAAGTAGGCCGGGTTGTCGTTGTCGTCGCGGCGCATCGGGGAAACGATGAGCTTGACGTGCGCGAACAGGATGGCCGTGTTCTTGGATTCGGACTCCACGAGCATCGTGACCTCCTTCGTCTCTGGTGTGGAGAGGAAGCCTTCGCCCGTATAGAACGAACCGTCGGGGCCTTTCACGCCCTTCACGGACTGTGCAGTACCGGCGGCAATCGTACCGCCTTCCGTGTAGAAATACTCAAGGAGGGCTTGTGCCTGAGACGGGATGTTGCCCGTCATGCGCCAGTTGCCGCCCTTGGTGATCTTCGTGTCGATGACCTCCTGGTGCTGGTCAATCTTGATGTCCGTAGCAGAAGGATCGTCACTCGTCAGGTTGAAAGTGCCTTCCAGCGTGAAAATCTGGTCGGCAGCGGAGAAGTCGAGACCGTTGGTAATGTCGACACCGCCGGAGGTGTACGCCAGCAGCGAAATCGACGCATTGCCGATGTGCAGGTCTTCGAGCATCGCATGGGTAAGAGTTGCGCTCATTGGTTATTCTGTGTTGCTTTGATTGTTACCTTGTAATTCACTATGCGGACGTGATAACCGAAACCGTCGGCGGTGTCGCCGATGGTGCGGGGATTTCCGTGGATGATGTACTTGTCGTTGAGGTAACGAGGGACGGCATTGATGACCTTCCCGTACATCACGGACAACTTCTTTCCGTTCTTCATGTTCGACACGTCGCGGGCGAACAGATGTATCGAGAGTGTGCATTGGCCGAGTGCCACGCGGTCGTCGATGCTTCCGCTGACCTTGCAGACAACGAAGTCTATGAGGTCATCCGTGGTGGAGGCGGGGCGGTTATAAAAGACCTTCCGTCCAACACTTGCGGTCCGAAGCAACGCGGCTACGGCCTCTTCCAATGCGCTCTGGTCGAATTTGTTCATCTCACTGTGTACGGCTTGAAGTATTTGGCGAAGTTGCCCTTGCTCCATGAAATCGTGTCGTGCAGGTGGCCCATCTCCTTCTCAACGGCATACCAGCCTTTCATACCAGAAAGCAGTACGCCAACCCATCCCTTCTGCGGAAGTTCCGGGACGATGTTCTGCAACCGCCATGTGGCCTTCTTCCACCGAACCTGCTCCGTGCCGTCGTGACCCCAAATCTTGACGACCTGGCCGTCATGGACGACACCGCAGGCGAGGGTCGAATCCTCGTTGACGTGGTGGTCCGATGCGTTGTGGACACTCACGAGGTAGTCCATAGCCGACTGCATGAAGGCCATGAAGCCTTTCTCGACAATCTTATCCCTCCGTTCGATGAACTTCTGGATGGACTTGTCAATCACCGCGTCGTTATTGTTCCGGGCCACGGTCGTTTCCTTGTCTGTCGAGCCAGATGTTCGTTCCCCAGTTGTAGGTGGTCATCTTCTTCACGATGCCGACGAACGTATGCGTCGCGTCGGTAAGGTTAAGAATCGTACCTTCCTCCAGATGGGTAAGCATCATCGGGCAGGAAATCTTGAAATCCGTGCGGAACACCTCTCCGGAGTCCTTGATGCCGCCCGTGCTGGTACGGTAGCCCCACGGCATCTCTTCCACGACTTCCGTCACGAACGTGCCGTCCGCATGGAAGGTTGGGTTGCCACGGGAGTCGCATATCACGCGCTCAAGCTGCATCGGCCCTTTGGGGACGGTCAGGTGCTTGCCGTCCTTTTCGGTGAGCCTCCGCCTCTCGCTATCCACGAGGTATCGCGTCATCAACGGGTCGCCGTTCGAGTCCGTCATGGGGATGCCGTTCTCGTCGAGGTTCGTGTCGTAGACGCAGAACTTGTATGGCCAACGCGGGTTATACATCTCAGTAGAGGTCTTTGAGGACTATCTTCGAGGTCGGGTCGTTGAACGGCTCGTCCCACTTGTCGTAGAGGTCTTTCGCCATCTGCAAAAGCGCATCACGCGAAACGACGTTCTTGATTGCGACATAGTGCGACCAACCGCCGTCGGCCTCTCCCTGCGTTCCCGACTTCGAGGAAGATAAGGCCGCACCAACGTAGATGTCGGCGAGCATCAGGTCAAGCTGCTTCTGTGAGACCGCGCTGACGAGGGTTTCGTCATCGGTAACGCCCCTTCGGAGCATCTTGGCGTAGAGATATTCGGTGGTAAAGTCCACATAGGGACTCGCCTCGGAATCGAGCCACCGTACCACCGTCATCGAACTTGCAATGTCAGCCATATCTTCCTTGAGTTCAGGTTATCACTTCTTCAATGAACTGTTTAGACGTTGTTCGGGTACAGATACCACATGTACTGCGGCACTTCGGGAACGACGAGAGAGGTCATCTCCGTGTGGAAGCCCTGGCACTTGCGAACCGGGTCAACCTCGACGGTCATGAGCAGACGGCCACCGTAGAAGTTTGCGGTGATGCCACCGGGGACGGTAATCGGCTCGACGGTGAGGACGCGACCGATGTTGCCGTCGGGGACAAGGACAACCACGTCGCCCTCGAAAGCCTGCTTGTTGACCTTCGTGAAGGACTTGGTGGCCTTCACGGGAGCCTCGACCGATACCATAGAGTCGATGACCTTGATGGGGCAACCGACGATGGACTCCAGGGCGGCTTTCTTCACGTCATAGGTCATGACGGAGACGGCGCTCTGGGTGTTGGTCACGTCGGCGGTCGGGAACATGTTCATGGCGATGGCCTTGAGGACCTTCGAGTGGTTGAGAATCTGCTTGAAGTAGTTCTTCTGAATCTCGAAGTGGACGTTGGAGACGCCCTTGTCGTTGGCATTGAGAACCATGTCGGTCATGTCCTTCACGGGGTCGGAGGCGGCGCCTTCATAGGTCGTAATGTGCGAAGCGTTGGTCCACCAACGGGTAGAGTCCGCGGGCAGGGTGGTGATGTTGCCACTCGGCACATGGGCGGAGAAGGTCAGACCGGCGATACCTTTCGGGTTATTCGCATAGGTGATGGCGAACTCGCCCTTGGATACCATCTGGTGACGCTGATAGGTCAGGGAGTTGGTGTGACCGCCGATGAGGTTGTCCGTGGTGATGAACAGTTCGTTGAGAGCGCCACGCTGAACGCGGTCTGCGCCAATCTTTGCGATGCGCTCCTCAAGGAGAAGCTGCTTGCGGATTTTATCTTCGTTCAGGTACTCCACATCCTTCATGCGAGGAATCTTGCCCGTCCAAGACTTGTAGCCTTCCGTCGAACGAGGGATGGCCGGGGAGTCGAGGTCGTAGTAGTTCGACATGGGGGTGATGGAAACCTCGCGCTGAATCTGCTCGTAGGCGAAGTCCAACTGCATCTCGTCGAAGGTGAAGCCGTCGAGCTGGAGCGCGTTGTACTTCTGGGCCATCACATTGTCGAGGAAGCCCTGGAGCCGTTTGCTGCTGCTGTCGCCGAGTGCGCGGGTCAGCAGGTCGTAGAACTGGACAGTATAGGTATTCATATTGTTTCCTCCTTACTTTAGCTGATGGTTACGAAAGCGCTATCCGGGAAGCGTTTCTGGATGACGGTGGGGACAGCGGCCTTCATCTGGTCCTTGACTGCGGAAGCAGGGGTGAAGTCGACGAGGATACCCGCGCCGTGGAAGTCCACGACTGCGCCCGTTGCGGAAGCGCTGGCCACTTCGAGGTCGCCGAGGTAGATGTCGTTGTAGAGATAGCCGTTCGGCTGCGCCTTCATGCTCTTCGAGCTACCGGCGGTCGCCGAGGCAGAGAACACCAGGAGGTCGCCCTCGCTCACGGAGTCGATGGTGGCTGAGTGGGCCACGGTGAAGCTGTACTTACCGGCGTCGTCACCAGTGAGGGCGGTAACGGCGATAACTTTAGCGGCCTTGGCGGTAGCGGCGAAGGTAGCGCCGAGCTTCTGCACGAGGTCGTCAGCGGCAGGAACGATGTCGACATCGCCTGCCTTGTAGGGGTAGATCACCACGGTATCGTTGGTTTCGCCAGAGGTCAGGGAGACCACCTTGAACACCACGAGGGGAGTGATGACACCTTCATTGAGGTTGACGGGAGTGCCGGCCTCATAGAGCGCACCCTTCTTAATGAAGGCGCTCGGAAGGACACCGCCAACCGTGTGCGGGGCGACCATGCCGAGCCAGATCGGTTTGCTGGTCTGGCCCGCCTCGTTCTTGGAAGTCCCGTAAGCATTGAAACTGGAAAATGCCATTGGTTGAGAGTTTTTTAGGGTTTAACTTTCTGTTTTCTTCTCACCCAGGCCCTTGCTCTCGGCGAAGGCTTTCATGGATTTCTCGAAATCGCTGTCCGAGTTGATTCCGCCACCTCCGCCCGGAGGGACTGCGCCACCACCGAAGTATTCCTTCATCGTGGCATCGTACTCGGCCTTGAAACGGTTGGATGCGTCGCTTTCAGATTCGTCATCCTTGAGACGGAACAGTGACTGCGTGAGTTTCAGGCCCTTCTCGTCCGTGCATCCGTTCTTCTTTGCGAACGAAATCGCGGCCTCGATGGTCGCCTGCTGCTTCTTCTGCTTGTCCTGGTCGTCGAGACGCTTCTGGATTTTCTCAAGAAGCTCGCGCATCTCTTTTTCCCTCTTCGTCTCCTGCGGTTCGGACTTCGGCTCTCCATTCGGCTCCTGATTCGGTTCAGGCTGAGTTTCGGGGTGAGCATTCTTGTAGTCGTCGAAGGACTTCTGCAAGTCGGAGCGCAAGCGCCGCTCCTTGTCTGCGTTCTTCTTGACTTCATTGGCGACCAACTCCATCGTCGCAACATCCGAAATGAGTGCTTCGATGTCGGTGTCATCCGTGACGGTCTTTTCTTTCGCCGAGGCAATCCGGTCAATAGCCTCATTGCTCAATGCAAAGCCTAAATACTTCGTCTTGAGCGCGGTAATAATTTCATCTTTGCGCATTATTCAATGAACGGTTGGTTAAACAAAAAACCCGCAGACGGAGAAGGACTTGACCTTCTCTACCTACGGGCCTGTATGGTTCTCTATGGGAACTCTGTCAGCCTAACGGCGCTCTGCGCGGCGCTCTACTGTATGTCCTGCAATTCTATCGTGCCGATCCGCTTGCAATGCGGGCATCTGACCGAAAGCCTCAACCTACC